GCGATAAGTCAAATAAGAGTATATAGTGATGTTTTAACTGATGCAGAGGTATTAAATGATTATAATGCAACTAAAAATTTATTCCAAACAAATAATAACGGTAATATATCAGCTACTGTAGACGCTAATGTAGATGCTGGGTTTAGTATTGTGAAGTATACAGGCAACAACCTTGCAAATATGACTGTTGGACACGGATTGGATAACCCACCTGAATTAATAATAACAAAAAGAACAGATACAACTGTTGAGTGGGGAATATATACTACAGTAGTCACAGGAGGTCCAAGTACTAATTGGTTAGAATTTAATACAGGAGCATTTGGTAGTGGTAATTATATGAATGTTAGTGATACATTGTTATCAGCAGTTGCTACAGGGGCATATTGGATTCAAGGTAATCAAATAGCCTACTGCTTCCATTCAGTTCCAGGATATAGTTCAATAGGGAGTTATTCAGGAACAAGTTCGTCAGGTAATGCAATTACAGGATTGGGATTTCAGCCAAACTGGTTGATGGTTAAGCGTACAGATGCTAATGGAAATTCTTGGCTTATTGTTGATAACAAAAGAGTAGAGAGTAATGGAAATTTATCAGAATTATTCGCAGATACAACATCTGCTGAAAGTGGTTCAGGTTATGATATTGATTTTACATCTGATGGGTTTACATTAAACACAACCACAACTAATGCCAACGCTTCGGGCACAAACAACTACATCTATATGGCATTTAAATAAAAATAAATATGGCTAAAAAGCGTTTTAAAGATACAGGCGTTGGAAAATTCTTATTAGAAAAGATTCCCAACGTCGTAGGTGCAATAGCTGGCGATACACCCGTGGGTAATGTTATTGAAGCTATTATAGGCGGCTCAAATATGAGCGAAGAAGACAAAAGAATTGCTCTTAAAAAATTAGATATCGAAAGAGCTGAAATAGATGGCACAACAAGACGTTGGGTTGCAGATGCGACTTCAGGATCTTGGCTTGCCGCTAATGTTCGGCCATTAACTTTAGTATTTTTAACAATTAGTTATGTAGCAGGATGGTATATGGGCTATCCGCTAGATAGCATAACAGGTTTATTAACGATAGTAATCGGAGGCTATTTTGGCTCGCGAGGAGTTGAAAAAGTTTTTGGAAATAGCAAACACAAATAATGACAGATTTAAAAATTTACGGAATAAACGTAACAGCATTAATAGCAAGCTCGCCGTTAATTGATGGGATAAACCCCATATTACAGACCATTGTACTTTTATTAACTATAGTATATACGTTAACAAACCTATATGGTAAATTTAAAAAGTAATGAAAAAATCAAATTTAAATGTTAATTTAGAAGATCTTGATCCTAAAATGATAGAGTTTATGTCTAAGCTTGAAAAAGTTTTAGATAGAGAACTTGTAGTTACTTCTGGTTATAGATCACCTGAACATCCTATTGAGGCTAAGAAGGAAAAACCAGGTGAACATGCAGAAGGTCTTGCTGTAGATGTTATTGCGGTAGGCGGTCCGCCTGTTTATGAAATAGTTTCAAAAGCTATAAAGCTAGGCTGTAGAAGAATAGGAATATCAAGAAAATCAAATTTTATTCATATTGGATTATCTCCTGATAGAGTTAATTCAATTTGGACTTATTAAAATATTAAAATGAAATTAATTAGAAAAATATCTATAGGCCAAGATTATAAAAATGAGGCTATGCATTATTCTGTAGGACAGGAGGTTTATGGAGGTCATATTATATCTGACATACTAGAAGAGGATGGCACATATAATATATTTATAAAAAAGAATGACGAAATTCTTCCGTGGAAGCATTTTAATAAAAACATGGCCGTATCAGTTGAATACAATTTAGATTATTAATGAGATCTTTATACAATTATATTATATCTACTGAAAACCGATACAATAACTCTAAAGCTATAGAAGACAAAGAGCTTATACTTAATACTGAAATAACAGAAAGAGACTACCAATTTGTTAATAGAATAGGAAAAGTAATTTCAATACCAATACTATATAAAAACAATATAAGCGTTGGTGATGAGGTAATATTACACCACAATGTATTTAGAAGATGGATTGATGTAAGAGGTAATGAAAAAAATTCATCAAGCTTTATACGAGAAAATGAATATTTTGTTGCTCCAGATCAGATATATGCATACAAAAAAAATAAAGATTGGCTTTGTTTAAATGAATATTGTTTTGTAAAGCCATTACAAGACGAATCAAAATGGGAGCCTGTAAAAGAAAAAAAACTTTTAGGAGAGCTTGTGTATAGCAATGCGTTTTTAAAGTCATTAGGACTAGCCACGGGAGACGTGGTGGGGTTTACACCTGATTCGGAATATGAGTTTAATATAAATAATCAAAAACTATATAGAATTTTATCAAATCAAGTTACTTTAAAATATGGATCGACGCAAAAAAATAATTGATGCTGCTGAAGTTGCTTTAGTTGAACTTGAAAAAGTAATAAAGCAAAAAATAGATTTAGTAGAGTTAGAGCCAGAAAAAGCAAAAATAGCAGCACAAGCAAAGTGGGTTGCAATAGAAGATTCTTTTAAAATTATAGAAAAAATAGAAGAATTAACGGACGCTAAAAAAGAAAACAAAAAAGAGTCTGTAAAATTTTTAGGTGTAGAAGATAGAATAAAATAATGTATAAGCAATCACTATATAATATTATTACAGACCACATTGATACTAAAGAGGTAAAAAGAAAAAATAAATATAAAAAATACGAATACGGATACAACGAAGAACTTGATTGCGTTGTAATAAGTAAAGATGGTACAATAGGTGAGATATACGAAATACAGGGTCTTAAGGTAGCAATACCTAAAACTCCTATTAATATAAACGGATCTAAATTAAAAAAAGAGGATCAAGTTTTTATAAGAAGGGAAAGACCGGGTTCGCTTAATAAAATTAAAACAGTACATGAATTCAAACATCATTCTGAAGAAACTAAAGAACAATATTACGAATATATTGATATTGAGTTTAATAGGCGTAATGATGGCTACTGGTTCATGTGCAACGGTGAACCGTGTTATATTACAGGGTCACACTATATGTACCTCAACTGGACAAAAATTGATGTTGGAGCACCAGAGTTTAGACACGCAAACAGAATATTTTATTATTTTTGGGAAGCGTGCAAAGCCGATTATAGATGTTACGGAATGTGCTATCTCAAAAATAGACGGTCTGGGTTTAGCTTCATGGCATCATCAGAAACTGTTAACGTGGCTACAACATCAAGAGACTCGCGGTTTGGTATACTATCCAAAACAGGAGCTGATGCTAAAAAAATGTTTACCGATAAAGTTGTACCAATATCAACCAACTATCCATTCTTCTTTAAGCCAATACAAGACGGAATGGAGCGACCTAAAACTGAATTATCATACAAAGTTCCCTCAAGAAGACTTACAAGAAATACCTTTAAGGAAACAGACGACGAACTAATTGGTCAAGGTCTTGATACCACTATTGATTGGAAAAATACAGGAGATAACAGTTATGATGGTGAAAAGCTAATATTATTAGTTCACGATGAATCCGGTAAATGGGAACGTCCTGATAATATATTGAATAACTGGCGAGTAACTAAAACTTGTTTAAGATTAGGAGCAAGAGTTGTTGGTAAATGTATGATGGGGTCTACGTCCAACGCCTTAAATAAAGGTGGAGATAATTTTAAAAAATTATATTATGATTCAGACGTTAGAGAAAGAAATAAGAATGGCCAGACTGCAAGTGGACTATACGCTTTGTTCATACCTATGGAATGGGGTTACGAAGGATTCATTGATGAGTATGGATACCCTGTATTCGAAACACCACCAGAACCGGTTAAGGGAATTGACGGCAGCATCATTCGCACAGGGGTTATTGAGCACTGGGAAAATGAAGTTGAAGGACTCAAAAATGATGCTGATGCATTAAATGAATATTATAGACAATTTCCAAGATCTGAAAAGCATGCCTTCAGAGATGAAACATTAAATTCATTATTTAATCTTACAAAAATATATGAACAAATTGATTATAATGAAGAAATGGCAATGAAAGGTTATGTTGTTAAAGGTAGTTTTTCTTGGAAAAATGGAATTAAAGATACAGAGGTTATTTGGACACCAAATAGAAATGGTAGATTTCTAGTTAGCTGGTTGCCTAAAGAACACTTGCGTAATAATGTAATTGAAAAAAATGGCATAAAATATCCTGGTAATGAAGGATTTGGATATTTTGGTTGCGACTCATATGATATATCAGGCGTAGTTGGAGGCGGAGGATCAAACGGAGCATTGCACGGTTTAACAACTTTTTCAATGGACCCAAATTTTCCTTCCAGTAAATTCTTTTTAGAATATATTGCAAGACCACAAACTGCTGAAATATTTTTTGAAGACGTACTTATGGCAATGGTTTTTTATGGTATGGCTATATTAGCGGAAAATAATAAACCAAGATTATTATACCATTTAAAAAGAAGAGGTTATAGGGGTTATTCTATGAACCGGCCCGATAAATTAAAGGGCACTCTTTCAAAAACAGAAACCGAATTGGGAGGAATACCTAATACATCAGAGGACATAAGACAAGCGCATGCAGCTGCTATTGAATCCTACATAGAAGAAAACGTAGGTAATTTAGGAGATAACTATGGAAATATGTATTTTCAAAGAACATTAGAAGACTGGGCTAAATTTGATATATCAAAGCGTACAGCTCACGATGCTTCAATAAGTAGCGGACTGGCTATAATGGCCTGTAGAAAACATTTATATAGACCAAGACAAGAAAGATCAACAAAAAAACTTAGTTTTTCATTCTCTAAATATAAGAATGAAGGAAACAGAAGTATGCTAATTAAATAAATATGGCAAAAATTAAAAAAAGCTATTCTCAATTCCCTAGTCAAGCGGTATCGGACTCAGAGAAAAAAAGCGCTCAATATGGAACGCAGGTTGCAAAAGCCATAGAGCAAGAATGGTTTAATTCGGGTCGTGGCTCACAAGGAAGATATTATGCTTTAAGGGATGAATTTCATAGATTAAGATTATATGCTAGAGGTGAGCAATCAATAAGAAAATACAAAGATGAATTTGCTATTAATGGCGATTTATCTTATTTAAATCTTGATTGGAAACCTGTACCTATTATACCTAAATTTATAGATATAGTAGTAAACGGTATGCAAGATAGGTTGTATAGTGTTAGAGCCGTAGGCGAAGATTCAATATCTACTGGTAAAAGAACAGCTTATGTTAATGGTATTCAAAGAGATATGAATACTAACTCTATGCTTGATTTAATTCAGGCTGAGTTAGGTGCTAATGTTAGAAACATAGAAAAAGAAAAGCTGCCAGGTTCTACAGAAGAACTTGATTTATATATGCAGCTTAACTATAAACAAGGAATAGAGATTGCCCAAGAACAAGCTATATCAAACATATTAAATCAAAATAAATATAACGACGGCTTAAAACCTAGAATTGATTATGATATAGCCGTTTTAGGAATTGGAGCTGCAAAGCATTCATTTAATAATACAGATGGTGTTAAATTAAATTATGTTGACCCTGCTAATTTAGTTTGGTCATATACAGAAGATCCTTATTTTCAAGATTGTTACTATTTTGGCGAAGTTAAAACAGCTAAAATAAATGAACTAAAAAAACAATTTCCAGAATTATCTGATGAAGATATAGAGGACTTAAGTAAAAAAAGTGAAGGATGGAATAGCTATAGAACAAACTATTCAATAGAAGATACTAACGATTATTCTGGTAACAATGTAAATATACTATATTTTAATTGGAAAACCTGGGAAAATAATGTTTACAAAATTAAAGAAATTGCGTCAGGTGCGGAGAAGGCTATTGAAAAAGATGATAGTTTTAACCCTCCTAAAGATAAAAGAACAAGGTTCAAAAAAGTTGCTAAAGCACAAGAAGTAATTTATGAAGGTGTATATATATTAGGTGCAAATAAATTATTAAAATGGAATAAAGCAACTAATATGATAAGACCACAATCTAATGCTAATAAAGTATTGATGAATTATGTGGTAGCAGCTCCTAGAATGTATAAGGGTAAAATTGATTCATTAGTTTCTAAAATGACTCCTTATGCTGACCTAATACAATTAACACATTTAAAATTGCAGCAATCAATTCAAAGAATGACTCCATCGGGGGTATATATTGATGCTGATGGTTTATCAGAAATTGATTTAGGTAATGGCACAAGCTATAATCCTCAAGAAGCATTAAATATGTATTTTCAAACAGGATCTATAATTGGTAGATCGTTAACTGTTGAAGGGGATCCAAACCCTGGCAAAGTTCCAATTCAAGAACTTCCAGGCGGTGGTGGTAATCAAGTGCAATTATTAATTGGTGCGTATAATCAATACTTGCAAATGATTAGAGATATTACCGGTTTAAATGAAGCAAGAGATGGTTCTGACCCAGACCCTAAAGCTTTAGTAGGCGTACAAAAAATGGCGGCTGCAAATAGTAATGTTGCAACGCGCCATATATTAGATTCTAGTATGTTTATTACAAAAACAATGGCAGAAGCTATTTCTTTAAGATTTAAAGATATATTAGAATTCCATCCTACTAGAGAAATGTTTATAAGTGCATTAGGGCAATTTACTGTAGGATCGCTAAAAGAATTAGAAAATCTGCATTTGCATGATTTTGGTATATTTTTAGATTTGCAACCAGACGAATTAGAAAAACAATCTTTAGAAAATAATATACAAATAGCATTATCTCAACAAAGTATAT